TTTCAAGATAACTACATTAGCAATAACATTTTCATTAATAACTTCACCAGTGATCGCTTTTACTGAACCTTTTCCTGGAAGTTATCGTGAAAATACAGATATAACTTGTCCGGCACAATATCCTATAAAAACAGGTGAGGGCGTTATGGGTGGAGGTTATATTACAACTTGTTGGACTCAACAGGCTTGGAATCTTCAGATGGCCGGAGGAGATGATTGGACTAGATGGTTAGCCGGAACTTACACTCCTGCTCCTACACCTACACCTACAGTTACAGTTACAGCCGAACCAATTATTACTGAAAGAGTTGTAGAAAGAGTTGTTTCGGGAGGAACTCAAGTTCTTGTAAAAGAAGTTCCTGCACCAGCACCGGATCTTTCAACTATGAAAAAAATAAAAGATCATATAAAGAAATTAAAGAAAGAAATTAAGTCACTCGAAAAGAAACTAAAAACAAAATCGAACAAATAGAAGAAAAACCTTGGTTCACGATTGAAGAAATTTTAGATGCTTATCAGAAACGTTTTGTTGTTTTAGGTCACAAAAGACAACTTTGGCTAACTGATAAGCATCTGATTAATCGTTTAAATAAGTTCTCTCATCCTCAATTTGCTACAACGGCAGATTTAGAGAACGCCGTTATGCTTTCGCCGTCTCAATCAACTAGAAAAGCAAACATTAATCGTTACAAAATGATCTACAGGCATCTTATTTATTTAAAACTTATTCCGGAAATAGAATCACCTGCAGAGAAACTTCCTAAATTAAGAAAACCTAAATCAAGCCCTAGACCTTTTACGCATAATGAAGTCGCTTTAATTATGAAAGAAGCGAAAGAGCCTCAGAAGCATTGGTTTATTTTGTCGTGCTTTGCCGGTTTAAGGGCTGCAGAGATTTCGTTATGTGCCGGCGCTGATCTTGAAGAGCAACAAGATGGTTATATGTTACGAATTCCAGCAGGTAAAGGTGGAACTGATCTTGCTTTACCGGCGCATCCGATCGTTGTAGAAATGATCAAATCGTATAAAACTTTTGCAAGATTATGGCCAACTATGAAACCTCACTCTTTGTCAGTTGCCGCATGTAAAGAACTTAGACGATTAGGGATAAATAAAAAACTTCACTCAGGCAGACATTATTTTGCAACTAACGCTTATTCGGTTTCCGGTGGGGATATTTTAGCCGTTTCTAAACTTATGCGTCACGCTTCACCGGCTACTACAGCGATTTATGCAGAATTGGCTTCGCCTGTAGCAAAAAAAGTTATAAATTCTTTAACGATTCCTACTGTAGAATTAGATTAACGAAAGGTTTATAAATGAATATTAAAATTATGAAAGATGTTGTTTTCCGTTCCGTTGCACTATTTTTAGTTACAGCCTTACCGGCTATTGGTGCTGGTTCTTTTATAGGTGTAGAACCTGTTAATTCTGCTGTAATTGCTGGAGCGTTAGCAGTTTCTCGCATTATTACTGATCTTGCTAAAGCATTTTTAGATGACGGAAAACTTACCCAAGAAGAAGTCGATGCAATATTTAAAAAGGCTAATAAGAAAGAAGAATCAAAATAAATGGGATTACCGATTCAAGATGGAAAGATTACAACTCCTTATAAGAAAAAAGGAAAAATGTGGTCTAAGGGTTACCATACAGGAATTGATTTTGCTGTTCCTGTTGGAACTAACATTATTGCTGTCGCTGATGGTGTTATCGCTAACGCCAACTGGGGCAAATCCTACGGCGTACAAATTGTTCAAGAAGTTGTACAAAACGATAAAAAATCTTGGGTTATTTATGCACACTTGTCGAAATCATTAGTTAAAGCCGGAGATAAAGTTACAAAGGGTCAGCATATAGGCGAATCCGGTAATACCGGTAATTCAAGTGGTCCACACTTACATTTCGAGAATAGAAATAATATTCGTTGGAGTGCCGGACAAGATTTAGATCCGAAAGCGATCCTAGAAGCATAAATGAATAGGCGCAATAACCTGCGCTTACTTTTAATTTTTATCCTCATTGGATTTGTTATTTCACCTGCTTTTGCTGACGAGCAAGAAATAAATTTAACTCCTGAACAAACCTATGTTGATGTGCCGGTTGTAACCGAAGAGCAAACAACTATTCATATAGAAACTATTTCGGGAACTCCTCAGACTAACCCATCGTTTATTGATTCTTGGGTTTATTTATTAGATTCAACTTATAACGTGTTATTTGCTGATGATGATTCAAACCATAGTGCTAGCAACGTGTTAGCATCTAAAATTAATCGAGTTATCGAAGCAGGGCAATATTATATTCGCGCAACTTCTTACGCTTTTGTTTGTTGCAACAATCCTGTAACCGGATCTTATCTTTTAACTTGGAACGGCGTAACAACTATTACCCCTACACCTACGCCGTCAATCGAACCGACTCCAAGTTTAGAACCTACTATTTCACCAAGTCCAACTTTAGAACCTGAATTGCCTACACCAACTCCGACGATAGAACCAACATTACAACCAGAGATAAACCAAAACACAGATAACTCAGAAAGCGAACCGATTTTAATTTCGGAAACTCCAACGCCACTACCAGACATAACCCCCCAAGAGATAGTAACGATAGAGCAAGAAATAGAAGAACAAATAGTTGTAGAAGAAACATTAGAAACACCAATCGAAGAAGTTCCACTAAGTATAGAAGAATTACAAGAACAAATAAATGCTGAATATATAGAAGAAAACACTATACAATTAGAGTTACCAACTGCGCTAGTTGATATTCCTGGCGCTGAATTAATATTTGCTAGTGCTGAAGCAGTTTTAAATGTTGGTTCCGACATGACGGAAGAAGAAAGAGAAGAAGCGCAATCGGTTGTTGTTAGCGCAATCGTATTAACACAAATAGCGCAAATGGCTAGCGTAGGAATTAGTAATAGGAGACTTAAATAAATGAACTGGGTTAAAAAATATTTACTGGCTTTTGCTTCAGACACTTGGACTTATGTTGGATTATTAATCGCATTTTTCACTTTAGAGGGTTCTGCTAAAATTGTCACAGGTTATTTAATTCTAGGTGGATTAGCGATTTGGTTAATCTCTTTACCTTGGAGAGAAGATTCTTAAATGTGGATTCTTGAAGCCGGTCAATATGCCGGTGCTATTACAGCGATCTTGATTTTAGCCGGAATAATAATAAAGTGGGGGATCTTGAAGCCTATAAAAATTTATATAGATCAAGCGACTTACCCTATTCATCCAGAGAGCAACGGAGGCAGATCCTTGCCCGATGCTATAGAGGGAATTAAAAGGATCGAAAATAGAGTAATAGATATAGACACAAGATTAACTAAACTAGAGGATAAAAAGCGCTCTAAATCCTGACTTTGTCGGTGCGACACTATAGGCTTTTTAAAGCCCTATAGAGAGGATAAATAAATGGGTGAAACTGATCTATTAGATAAATTAATTCAAGAAGCAGACGAAACCGAATTCAAATGCTCTTGTTGTAATTTAGGAACTTGTGTTTCTATTGACGAAATGGTGGAGCCTTATGGGTTTTGATCTTTCGCAATATGAAACTGTAGACGAACGTTTGCATAAATTTTATGAAACGAATCCGAACGCGCGTGTATTTACCGAATTAGTTTCTTTCACTAATGAGCAATACATTGTAAAAGCGTTTATATTTCGCGACGCAAACGATACTCAACCACTTGCAACTGGTTACGCTGAAGAAAGAATCGGATCTTCTCCGGTGAATCGTAACTCTGCTTTAGAGAACTGTGAAACATCGGCTCTCGGCAGGGCTTTAGCAAATGCGGCAGTTAGCGCTAAAGGTAAAAGACCAAGTGCGTTAGAGATGGCTAAATCAGAAAGGCAAGAGGGATCAACTTACAAACATGTAGGAGGAGCACCTTTTCCAACTGAAGCGTCAGAAAAGCAAGTTGCTTTTGTAAAAACTATCTGCGAGGATGCTTTTACAAATTCGGGTTGGTTAAATAATCCGGAAGCCTTAACTCATGTTACAGAGTGGTTAGGAAATAAAAGAACAATAAAATCGTTTAATGAATTCTCTAAAAAAGAAGCAAGCAGAATCATTAACGACAAGATGGGAACTCAAGGAGTCACGAACCTTGTAAAGTTCTTGCAATCAAAACAACCTGCAGATCGTGATCCTTGGGAAACCCCTAAAGATTAATACCGAAAGGTGTTACATGCTGGAAGAACTATTATTGGCTCTGTTCGGAATTAGAACAGAACCTCCTGTGCAGGAGTATCCGAATAGAGTCGTAGTAGTGCAAGAAAGTAGATCTAGAGATTTTGTAGATTACGCAAGAAAAAAGATAGATAACGAAACAGAATTTAAATGTTTTGATGAATTAATGCACCGAGAATCTTCTTGGAGAACAAGAAAAGATCCTCAGTTCGCCGATAATCCAAATTCAAGTGCTTACGGAATTCCACAGGCGCTTCCTGGACATAAAATGAGTTCGGCAGGACACGATTGGGCAACTAACCCAATTACTCAGATTCGGTGGGCAATCGGATATATTGAAGAACGTTATAAAACGCCTTGTAAAGCGTTAAAGTTTCACGACGAAAGAGGTTATTACTAGATGATCGATATTTTGATAATGCTTTTCTTTATGAGTTTTGCAACTATCTGTTTAATTGTCCTTTTAGTGATCAGTTTGTATGCTATTTGGGCAAACTTAAAATTAGAACAGGAAGATAAACTAGATTCGAGGATTTTTAAATAATGGGATTAAAAGAGGCTTTAGATCAAGAACCCGAAGTTATTAATCAAGTTTGCCGAATCTATGCGATTAAGAAAAAAATGTCTGCCGAGGATAAAAAGGTTTTAGAGGAATCTTTAATAGATCCGGAAGTTTCTACAGCAGGATTGTGTCGCGCACTTAAAAAAGAGGGATTCTCCATTAGTATTCATGCAATAGGCAGACATCGCAGAGGAGATTGCATTTGTCACTCAAGGACTCACTAGAAGATTTAGATAATCAAAAGTCACCGGATCAAAAGCCTTGGGCAGAGATCGGACTCGACGGAGGCGAAATTTACACCGGTGTGCTGGATTCACCTATAGCCGATGATTGGACTCCTATCCTTAGATCTTTTGGTTTAGATCCTGACGTATTTATGGTTGTAGATGACAAAGTTAAAATGTCTAAGTGGCAACAATCGAAAAGAACAGAATCCGGCGATCGTGACGTAATCTGGTTGTACGCCTATAAAGCAGTTTTTAAACGCAAAGCCGGATTAGTTTTAGCCGATTCAGAATTCGAAAAGTACCGAAAAGAAGTTAAAAACTTTAAACCTAGAAAACCTATTAAAACTTCAGATGAGCAACCTACGACTTTTGTTGTTAATTGGGCAGATTGGCAGTTAGGTAAATCGGCAGGAG